GATTTTTAGATATTACTAACTTCTCTGCATTAGTTTCTTCAAAGAAAATATCAGCATGCTTCCCTGTCATGTGCTTACTATCAACTTCACCATCAATAAATTCTACAAATTTACTGGGAGTCATATTGGCTGGCAAATCACTATTAGCCGTTTTAGTTGATGCAATAGCAGAATTGTCACCCATCTTACTACCAATAATAGAAATAAGATTAGATGCGTTTGCAAGTTCTAATAGTTTTGTCTTTGCCAATTGCCTTAAAGCAGCATAGGCTTCTTCTTTCTTTTTGGCGCTTAACTTACTATCCCTTATTTTTTCAGCACCTAACTTAGCTTGCTCTCTTATTGTGACTAACTTACTTCCTATTATTGCTACATAGCTTTTAGCGTGGCCTCTTTGCGCTGTGTTAATAACGGTACTTGATATATCAAAGTTTGCTTGCACGTGGAATGATTCTTTTGTTTTCCTATTCTGCCTTTCATACATTATTTCTTTAACAGGCAAGAAAAATAATCTATTTTCACTGCTACTGTCAATAAATTGTTTTTCAACAAAATTCATAGTGTTTGTTTCAGATGCTTTTTTGTTGGTTATTTTATTTGTTTCCCCCGCGATAACAATTCCCTTACCATTAACAATCCACTCTTGATAAACACGAGTATCTCTACCTTGCCTTTTGGAATTGTTGGGGGAAAATCTCCTTATTCTAACAAGTGCTTTCAGCCAATCATTATGTAACTGCATCATGTGCCTATTGTGCTTGGCTTCTAACTTCTTTAATCGCCTATATTCACGCCTATCCTTTGCAGAATGCTTTTCTCTACTAACATACTCTTTCATAAACTTATAATCTGCTTGCGTAAAAGGAGTACGTTTCTTTACACTGCCAAGCCATTCATTGCCTGGTTTCTTTACATGCTCTTCTGCCCAATCAAATAAGTTATTTTTATACTCTTCAAATGTTTTTGCCTGCTGTGCTATCTCAATTATATGTGGATAATCTTCTATTCTATCAATATAAATACCCAGCGCCTTGGATAAAAAACTTGTAATATGGACATCATTTGGAATGCTTGACTGCTTTGAGTTAACAACTTCGTCACTTCTTTCAGTGTCTTCTTTGTCAGTTTCGTTCTCATTTTCAAACTCTATAAATTGTTCCCCAACTGCAACTTCAACACCAAGCCATCTGCCTTGATAAAATTCTTCTGCAATTATTTGTGCTATATCTTCTTTGGCAATCTTATCTAAATTACCAAACTTTAATCTTAATCTATTTACAAACTGCTTTAACCATATTCTTATTCTGTTGAAAACAGATTTTTCAGTTATTCTATTTGTATAATACTGACCAATATATTTAACTAAATTTTCCTCACTACCAAACTGCTTTATACCTAACTTTATAATAGGCTCATTACGAAGCAACTTAACATAAATATGTGCAAACTCATGTGGCATTGTGTCTAAACGACCATCTGTTGTAGACCAAGCAACCAACGCTTCCATAGCAAAGCCTATACGATTTATACCATGAACATTTATCAGCCCTTCAAATGTCTTCACATCAATAAATGAAAAATGCTTCTTTAGTCTTTTAAGAATTTTATCTGCTAATGCTTTATTGTGCTTAATTAATCGCTCTTCACTACTCCCTTCATCTTGGAAGTTCTCAAGCATCTCCTCTTCTTTTCCCATAACGCCAAAGTTTTCTAATAGTGTCTTTATGTCAGTGTCATCTATTACTGGTTCTTCTACTGCAACATCCCCCACAGGTTTGGGTTGTTTGGTAGGTTTCCAAACACCTGTGTTGCCTTGTCTTTCATAACCATTTTCAGATAAGTATTTAGCAAGTGCAACTTCACCTATATTATATCCAATAGTACCATCATCTTTTACCCCTGTCAGTTTTAAATGAGCAGCTGTATCCATTACAATAGATGCACCTGCCTTAATAGCTTTATCTATATTTTTAAATGCACCTTGCAATACGCCATCTTTAACAGGATTTACTCTACCCCCACGCTTACCATTGGATGATACATAAATAATATCATTGCTTGTATAATTACCCGTATTAGCAACTCCTTCTTCAGCATACATCTTTTGATAATTATCGGTAGATGAACCTTTTGAACCTTCTCCAATAAATTGTGTTGCTATTTTAGTCTTAACCTGCTCTTTAGGTAACCACTTCTTGGCAGTTTTATTAATAACAGATTTAATTTTCTCTGTCATTCGTTGCTGTAGTCCAGTTACAGCAGATATTTCTTCCCCGCCTTTTGTCCTTATGGCAGTTATCTTTTCAGGAGTAGGTTCTCTTTGCCTGGCATAAGCCTCTTCGTCTGCCATCCGCTGACCAGGGTCGCCCTCTATTGGTTCCCCAGATTCTAATTGACTTAATATGGATTTAAATTCATCAAATTCCACAGGTTTAGGTTGTTCTGCAATCTCAATTTGCTTAACAATTTCTGCTTTATTTGCTTTTGAAAAACTTATTTTACCAGTTTTAGTTTTAGGGACACTATCTTCAATACCTAATTCTTTTATTTTTTTATTTAATTGAGTATTAGTATATTTACTGTAATCTTCTTTTACTGCTGGAGGAGCTTTTTCTTCTACTTCTACTGCTTTTGTTAAATGCTTATTAGTCCACTTTCCACCTACTGTAGTATTTTGATAAACAGATATAACTGGTCCAGTAATATTGCCTTCTGCGTCTACCTTTTGGACTTTATACATCTTGGGCGTTACTTTAATTACCTTGTACTTTTCACCCTTTTTTAAACCATGCTTAACATTGGCATCCTTAACTTTTGATAAGTCAAGTTTATCGTGAACTTGTATAATGTCGCCTTTACTATGAATAGGCGTAGGTCTTGTACCTTTTTGGGCAACAGGAGCTTCTGTTATGGGGGGTGGCTCGGGGGATTGTCCTTTTACCGTAGCACCGTCTAAAGTAACCCCTTGCATACCTGGTTCGGGGGAAACTGGCTCAGGCTCAAGTGCAGGCTCAAATGTAGGCTCTACTATACCAGAAGGCTCGTAAATAATAACGGGGTTTTGCTTAGAAACGTCTTCTCCTAATCCCCCAACATCAGTCGCCTCTGTTGGCATATATATATCACCATAAATAGCAAAGTTCTTCGCTTCTCTTATAATGTCATCACGATTATTGGGGATTTTATTCTTATCTCCTTCTATCTCCTTATTTAACGCAGTACGAATTTGCCCTAATAATTTATCACTATCTTCATGTTTTGCAATTACATCTACATTATCAGGATTGTCATTTATAATGCTAAGTAATTTATCACCACTATCAGTTAACTTTTCTGTTTCTTGTATGGCTACCTCTAGCGGAGATGTACCTTTTTTTGCACTTACTAAAACATCTCCCATCTTTTCAGCTGGTGAAATAACAGCAGACAAAAAGTGTCCAAGTGTAGATGTTTCTACCTCCCCCCCCTCTTTCTCTTTTACTTGCTCCCTTTGTTGTATTTCTGCAATATCTTCAGACGTTGTTGTTTTAGAAACAGAAGTAACATAACCGCCTGGGAAACCTAATATACCTGTTGTTGCACCAGCGAATCCCTCTTCCAGCGCCTCTTTACTTGTAACAGCCTTTCTAAAGTTCTGTTGCATTGCTGTTAATACGCCAACACCATCTTCACCTAACCCATGTTTCAATCCAAGATTAATAGATTGTTGAGTAACAGATTGCATCCACTCAGTCGGACCTTCACGCAAAGCACCCGCTAATGCTTCAGCCGTTCCAGCAATCGTCCTCGCCCCCTGCTTTACAATAAAATTCTTATCAGCCCCAAATTTAACTAATGACTTTGTAATTGACTTTAATAAATCTTTTTCTACTGCTTTAACACTTAGCCCAGGCACTAACTTTAAAAACTGTTTAGCCCCCACCCTTTCTAACAAAGAAGATATAACACCATACGAACCAGCGGCTATACCAGCATAACCCCTTGCATCTTCTGCCGTCATATCCATTTCATCTACCATAGTACGCATTGCTTCTACATATTCAGTACCAGCCTCCATTGCAAACATAGGCATTAAAGCTGCTGTTGTGATAGCTAGTGAAGAACCACCTGTTACAGCGCTTGCAGCTAATCCTACGCCAGTACTAACAACTGCAATGGATAATGACGGTAACGCCTCCGACAAGGAACGTGCAGCTGTATGAAGATTTGTCCATCCTGGCTCATCTTCTTTCCATGCTAAATATGCCTGTAATTCAGTATCTTCTGCTATCTTCCTTCTATAAATAGTTTCAGCATATTTACGAGCATCCTCTGCTACTTTAGTAGATACCCATGGCATCATCCCCTTTAAACCAGCACCAACTTCCCTTTTCTGGGTCTCAAATTGGCTCATAAAGCGTTTACCAAACCCAGCAGATGCAGCAGAGCCTATTTTTTTATATAGTCGTTGTCCTTGGGTTTCATATTTTAATTTATTTAATAATTCAGGGCGTTCTCTTATGGCAACCTGAAACAGTTGCTCGTTTGACCATCCTTTATAATAATCTGGATTTTCACTACGTAAATTTGAAACAAGTTCACTTTTTGTTATAGACATTTACTATTTCCACCCTATTTCATCTGCTTCTTTCCATAATACCTCGACAGCTGGTTCTTTGAATATAGATTCAGTTCTGGGTCTATATCTAACCAGGTTTCTTTTATTCCTTCGTCAGAAGGAGAAAACCATAAATCTTCAGAAATGTCCATGTCTAGCCAATTTTCTTCTTTAGCCCCGCCTATCCCGCTCATATAGTAGGGGGGAATGCCTTTCATTTCATTAAGTCGCCGCAACAACTCTTTTCTTTGTTTCTTTTTTGTTTTTTTATAATGTTCAATATTTTCTGGAGTTTTCTTTACCCCAAGTCTATTTAAGGCTTTAGCAACCTGCCTCTCCTCTATTTCCTTCCCAAGTGAAATAAGAGCAGCGTCTCCTCTTTCCTCTAAATCTTTAATTTCTCTTGAAAGGGTTTGAATCCCCTCTACTTCATATCCCAAGCTTTTCGCATGCTTTCTTTTATTTAATTGGTTTGTTTTGTTTCTTATTAACGTGATTAATTCTTTAAGATTAAGTTTTTCTTCTGTTTCGGTTTCTGTTTCTGTTTCTGTTTCTGTTTCAGTATCAGTGGGTGGGGTAAACAGTTTTTTAGTTCGCATATCAGCCATATTCTCAATGGTGGATTGATGACTGTCAATATACTGCTTTGCTACTTCGGCGATTAACAATCTATCATTCGCATCTGTATCACTACTAAAATCATATCCTATTTTACTAATATTCTTTTCAATTAATTTATTATCCCAATTATGGTCATATGAGCCAAATGGGTCTATATTTCCTTGCGAATCTTGGTATATATTATCACTTTGTTTATCTGCGTATACCCACTGATTGCCTTTATGATAAATACGACCTGATAAATACAAAGCCTTTCCTTCATCTGTTAAATCACCAGCGTTGCCTTCTAGTGCATTGCCTATCCAACTATCCTTCTCCTCAACCTCATTAAATATCCTTATCATGCTTGTATTCGCTGGGTTTTTTTCTTGTGACCTCCCCCAATGAATAAAGTCTTTTTCTGTTGAGGGGTATGATGTTAATTCGGTTACATAAGCGCCTAAACTACTTTTCTTTGCTAATGCTTGTATATTTTCTTGCATTTTATTAAATATTTGACGACTAACTTCAGCGGCTATTTCAACACGACTTGTTGCCATTTCAACATCTTTACCATGCGCCTTATTTAACATTGCTAATGCCCCTGAAAAATCTCCCCATTTAGCCATCTTTTGGGCTTGTACATAATGAGGGTTTGTTTCTCCCTCAGCCTGTATAAAAGGAGTCTCTTTATCAATATCCATATCTGATAAATAGCCAACAACTTGGCGTTTTTGCATTACTTCATTTTCTAATTCACTAAGCGACTCTACTACATTTTCATAGCCAATTTTAGTAGCAGTTTCCTGCAATGTAGAAATATTTTCTAATATAGCATCAGCATCATCGGGATTATATCTCCCAGAATGGACATCCTCTTTATACAAATCTTGTGCATTATTGTATGTTTCCATCACATCTTTTTGCAACGATTGTCCTCTTTCTACTGTTTGAAACATCTCATTTACACCAGAAACATTCATATTGAAAAAGTTTGCTAAATCACTATCTGCTGTTGCACCATATTTATCCCGCTGGATAGCCACGCCTTCATTAAAAGATGTCTTTACCGCCGATAATTCTTCTTCTGATAAAGAAGGGTCTGCAAGTTCTGTTTTATATTGTGTAAAGAAGTTGCTTAACTCTTTAACATCTTGTGAGTAATCCGCTATTTCTCTTTTTGCTAACCGCTCTTCCTGTCTTAATGACAATTCTAGCAAATTAAGCGCATTACGTTGTCTGTCGTCTCTATTACTACTGCCATCTAACTGTGCTAATGCTCCGAATATTTCTTTTGCTCCCATAATATTTTATCCTATTTGATAATCGCTTTGTCCCCAGAATCCCTCCCAATAAGAATCTGGAGTTGACGCTACTTGGTCTAATCGTTGCTGTAACCTTTGTTCAATAGCACCTAATTGCTTTTGCTTTGCAATATCTGCTCTTTCTGTACCCATTTCTAATTGAGCGCTATAATCTTTCTTTTGTAGTTTAAAAATATCAAAAACACTTTTCTCTCCATATTCTCGCTTTTGCTCTATTTGTCCCACAGTAGCCATCCCAGACTTCTTATAAGCACCAGCTACTTGCCCACTTAATTCAAACAAAGACTTACCAGCTTTTAAACTGCTAGTTTCCATCCCCATATCATACTTATGCTCTAGTCCTGCTATTGCATTTGTAAATCCACGACTTGCAAGTAGACGTTCTTCTTTTGCAACGCCCATTGCAGCTTGTTCTTGCGCGTCAGTATCAACATTTGCAGCCGCGGAACCAGATGCCATTCTGCCACCAATGTTTAGTACAGTCCCCGCTGCTATAGTCCCAGCTACCCAAAAAGACATTATTTCACCTCGTTATTCATATTGTATATTTCCTCAAAATTGTCAGCAATTAATTCCTTTTCTATAACAGAAACATCTTTTGTCCCAGATGGGTTTGGATGTACTGTAACAAAAACGCAATCAGTGTGTGCATAAATAATTCGCTTAGTACCTACCTCTGTTATTCCATAATGGGGAGCTTTGATTCGACTTTCTCCGTTCTCTGTAAGTATTGTCATTTCACCCCTTAATAAGAAAAATGGATGTTGGATTTTATGTATTGCCGTAACTATTATTTCTCCAGCTGGATTAAATATTTCCCTAATATATTGCCCGTCGGTAAATGTATGTGTTACGGGGTTTCTTTGTAATCCTTCTTTTTCAGAAAGTCCATTTTTTTGTAACTTATCCTGTACTTTCATTATCCCATTTTCAAATTCTTCTTTGGTGTAATTAGCTGGGAAAAAATCAACAGGATTACGCATTGGAACGTGGTATTTTGTATACTCCATCCACTTCCACGCATCATCAAATGAAAAAACATGTTTTATATTATGTTTTTCTGTTAAATAATCAAACTGTTCTTTTGCTTCTGATTTTAGCATATTACCAGTTAAACTTCTTTCGTGATTCTTTTTGCTTGGCTTCCCATGCAGATTTCCAATAGTCTATATATCCTCGTACTATTTCACCGTCACTTAAACCTTTTAATTGTTGCCTTTTCCCTGTTGGGAGATTATTTAACAATATTGGTTTTGTCTCTTTTGCTATTCTACCTGATTTATACCCAGTTACAACGTCTGCATAATAACCGCCATCAGAAGGTTTTCCTCTGCCAAGCTGGTGAGCAAGATAACCTTCCAACCCAGCAGAAATACCTAATTCTTTTTTAACATCAAATGTTTTTCCATTCGCATCTTTAACAGGCACTTTTAAATTCTCTTTCATTAATTTCTTTTGAGCCTCTGCAAATTCTCTCATAGTAGAATTTTCATTCACCCTATAAACACTTGCCATTTTTTCCGTAAACTGAAATGGTCCAATCTTATTTGATAAAGAATCTTTTTCCCCACTATTTTCTATTTGCCACATAGTCATGGCATCTGCAAATCCCTCTTCACCATAAACATCTTTCATGACCTCAGTATCATCTGTAATAGAATCACTAATAAGCACCTTCCCATCATTTTTATTTAGATTATCTATTATTTTATCTTCCACACCAAGTCTTTCTTTATCTTTACGAAATGCTCCTGCAATAGCTGAAAGGGAAAACTCTGTGGCGTTACCCTCTACATATGCTTTATGTTCATCTGAGTTAAGATGCTCTTGTCCTTCTTTACTACTAACACTTGTAGGAATAAAGGATTGACCTTCTTGCTTACCCCCTCTTTCAGCAACCTTTACTGCATTATCATCCGCAAGAGTAGTGCCAAACATATCTGCCAAGCTTCTATCTCCTAACCGCAACTTTGAAGCGGGGTCACCAGAAAGGAAACCCATATCCATTAACTCTTTAGCCGTATATGATTTATTTGATGTTTCTATACCCAATTTAGGGCGACCAAACCATCGCTTGAGACCAGTTACCTCCTCGCCTGATTCATAACCTGCTACTTCTAAACCACCCTCATAATCTTCCCAACTTTCTATGTTTTCTGAAACACCCTTACCAACTTTACCAGCAATGCTAACAACATCTTCTAGTATTTCGCCAACACCGCTTGCCATGGCTTGGTAATATTTCCCCTTACCTAGCTTACCTAAGTTTTCTCTTTTTATACTACCATAGCTTTTTATTGCACCTGCTAAAGACATATTACTATCCTTAATTTTTAATTAAATTTACCATTATTTTACACCCTATCCAACACCTTTTTATGTAATACTCCATTGTATTTAACATACTCTACTATACCCTCACTAGTAGCTCTTAATACAGGCACTCCTTCTTTAATTTCAGCAGTAGCGGGTACACCGCTTTTAACTTGCAGTCTTTCTTGCTTCTTGTGTAGTGAAACACGCTCTTGTCTCGTCATTCCCATTTAATTATCTCGCTGGTTTTAACCTGTAAACTATTGATATATCATTTATTTCAAATGTACTTGCAGCAGTTCCTTCAAATTTTAACTGTATTGATTTAATATTATTAATACTAGCATTAGGTTTTAATTCTGCTTCTACTTGTCCTGTTGTTGTGCTATCTAAATCACCATCAAACTGCAACCAACCACTATTGCCATTAGTTTGGTATAATACATCTACATCTTGTCCTGTCCCTGAACTTGAGCCTTCTTGTATTGTTGAAATAGTAAACCCCGTATCCTCATCAGAAGCATTAATTCTGGTAGCGTTAGTTTTGTCAGTAACAATTATTTCGTTCCCATTTACCACACAATCATGTTCTTCGGCATTACTAATACACACTGCTACTGCAGCCGCCACCTCTTCTGCTGTACTGTTAATATTTAGATACTCATCTGTCTCTACATCAATTACCTTATCGTAACCTACTGAAGATGGTGGATTGCTAGCTACCCCGTCTATGTTTAACCATACCATTGTCTTCTCAGAAGCACCATAAATAGTAAAATATTTTTCATTTAGACTTCCTGCCTCATCAGCAGCACATACTATTTTAGTCTTTTCTGGCTGCGCTCCTGTACTCCCTCCTGTATATGTTACATATACTTTATACACTTTCTTTCTTTGAGCTGGTTGCCCAAAATCTATGTCTTTTGTTCTAAATTCAAAGTTGGTAGTACTATCACTTCCATCATCCCATTTAACTACAGTACCGCTTGTGTGTGCATATACTAAGTCCCCGTTCCAGTCATTAATAAAGTTTGTTTTAACAACATCAACATTTCTATTAGTTGCATCGTGAGTACCCTTTGTCCACGATTGCGTTACCATATCATATAAATATACTCTTGGGTCAACATCTCGGTCATCATCCACATCAGCAAACACAACCAACTGTCTTTTCTTCGGGATATAACCAATCATAGGCTCATGAGTCCCAGCGTATGTTTCCCAATCACTTTCTTTTATTATTTGCCTACCCTTTTTCTCAAGTAGGTTATTTACTCTTTGACCGTCATACAAGTAGACACCATGTTTATTTACCCATGCAATGCCAAAATCAGTTTTACAAGTAGCGGCTGGATGCGTAACGCCTTTGTGCATAAACGTATCTTCTAAAAATTCTATCTCTTGGGATATATTAATAAGATGCATCTTATTCTTCTTGAATTGTAAAATTCTATCAGCATATTCTTCTAATTTAACAATGCTGTCACCATCCCTAACTGAAGCCTCAATCATTCTTGATTCTGAGAATATGTCAAATTTATTAACAGGAGATTTAATCATAGCATCACCCATTAGAGCTGTTGACCCATCCCTTCTATCAACTTCTACATTTGCCACATAAACCATCCTATTGGCAACAACAGCTGTTTTATATTTTGCAAATAGAAAATCATCAATTGGAGAAAACTCTGTTAAATCTGCATGTGTATAAACTGTGGAAAGCCCATTTGTTAACCCAATATTGGCATATGAAACCCTTGAATCAACTTCCCCTGTATTAGTACCCCACCCAGTCCCCTGGACCAATGCACTGGGGGTGGGAATAAAACCATTGTCATTCAAAAAATCCCATTCCCCAATTAAATTAAATTGATTTAAATTTTCAACTGCCTGTTCCTCCCAATAAACTCTTGCACCAGTAAGTCTATTATCAGCAACAGAGCCAGAATCATGAAATATCCCCCTAAAATAAAAGGGCAATGCTCCTCCTAAAATATTTACTGAATCATATTCATAAGACGTATTACCAGCAGCCGCAAAAGCATATAAATCGCTTTCTGCTTTTTCCACGCCATAAAGCCATGAATAATAAAATTTATACTCCCCCTCAAACCCTGTTGATAAATTTTCAGTACTTATGAAAGTAGGATTTGATATAAAATATTTTCCCCCAGCGTCTCCCTGACTACCAATATAAACGTAATTAGATGCACTATCGGGACTGCCCGTCACCCCCACATAATAATCATTATCTATTTGAGGAACAAGTAGGTTCCACCCAGTATGCAAATCGTTCGCACTGAATGACCACTGATAATAATTAGAGGCATCATCACCTATTTTTATTAGAATAGAATCCTGTGTGTTTTCTGGCTTAATAGGGAATACACAAACACTATTTGCAGTCCCATCAAGAGTACTTGTGGTAATAGAAATAGTGGTTGAGGCATCTACCGTACTCCATGTTCCATCGGCATTAACATCCACCTCTGTTAGTATATCATCGTCTCCAGTCATAGGATATGGATATTCTGGATTAGTTTGATTGTGTGTTTTGTCTGTACAAGTACAATTTGTTTTAGTAACATCCGCATCTCGCCAACTTAATTCGCGATTTGCGCCGAAAGCAGTAGCAGCCTGCAACCCCACCCCCATTGAAAAACAGCCATCGGGAATCCTATAAGTATTGTCTATTAAATAAAATACGCCAGAAAGATTGTCCATCCCCCCAAAAGTAATTAGCCCAGTGTCTGGTTTTGCCAGCTCTTGGTTTTCAATATACCACGCATCAAGAGACTTTAAATCATCACATATTTCTCTTTTTATGTAGCCGTACCATTTATTTACATTATTTGTACCAAATGCGCCATCACTTATCCTCAATGCCCCGTCAACATAATAAAAGCAGGGTTTCCCACCAGTGCCCCCTAGAGAAATTTGCTCAATACCTATGAATATTCCATTCACATTGCTTTTAAAAATATCTACAGTAGAGTTACTATTGTCCCACATAGCAATGTAATCTGTTTCTTCTTCGCCATCTGCCTCTGTCCCATCAGCACCCTTATAATCACTACTAAACTGGAATAACCCATACCCAGGTTGTATGCTGGTAGTAAAATCACTATGAACAGCAGCAGTCCCACCCATAGTCCTTATCTTCCCAACTTCATCTACCATTACATCAGTAGCTTCAGCTAGTTCATTATCAGCAATATCCCTTGGGTCTGAGTTACTTGATAAGCCTCCGTGAAAATTTTCTAATTTCCAGATTTGCTTCGGCATGTATTTCTACTTTTTAAAACAATTTCCACTTAAGGTTAATCAGCGCCTTCAACACATCAAGCACTTCTTTCATGATACCTTCCTTCTCTTTCTTGGTCAGCTTGCCGTCTTCGTATGCTTTTTCAAG